CTGTGAGCACTACTAAAGTGTTCAAAACTATCACGCAGATTGCTGTCAGTGCTGCTTTGACAGGAGATGTCACGGTGGGCAGTGGAACTACTGTTTCTGAAACTATTTTTGCAGGAAGAGCACGAATCCGAGGTATTTACTTTGTAAACAGTAATAGCTCTGGTCCGTTAGCTTTTCATAATGGGAACAATGGCGATACTGTTGTGACTTTTCAGACTTCTGGCACACAAAATACTTCTGACTATCCCGATATCCCGGATGAAGGGGTTTTGTGCCCAGACGGTGCTTTTGTTAATTTTCTTGCAGCAGACGTGCTTGCATTAACGGTGTTTTATAACTAATGGCTACGACAAAGAATGTAGAACGCTTACCAAGTGGGCGTTTGAAGTACCGAGGCGAAACTTTTGCGGGATACAACAAGCCTAAAAGAAGTGTCAAAGGGGCTAAAAAGTCGGTTGTTTTGGCGAAAAAAGGAACTGAAGTAAAGTTAGTTCGATTTGGTGACGCCAATATGACTATTAAGAAAAGTCAGCCCGGAAGGCGTAAAAACTTTAGAGCCAGACATAATTGCGACACTGCAAAAGATAAATTTACGGCTAGATACTGGTCATGTAAAGCATGGTAAAAGACATAGAAGTTACGATTACGGAAGAAATCAGGTCTTGGTCTAAAGAATCTTTAGAACAAATAAACCCTAATTTTGGTAATTTACCACCGTGCCCTTATGCCGAAAATGCTTGGGAAACGGATCGTGTAGGTATCGGATTTAAAAGATCGCCCTCGTGGCAAGACTTGACTACTATATTGTCAACTTGGGACGATAAGTATGATCTGACTATATTGGTTGATTTGGATTATATGAAGGACCGAGAGCGTTTTTACGCTTACGTGGATGGTTTAAACGAAGGGATTGCTCAAGGTATTTTTATCGACAAAGATCTTTGGTTGATGTCTTATCATCCAGATGATGAACCAAACGAATTGGTTTATGCCGACGAGGTTTTTGAAGGCGTAATTGATACTGACTACGCAATGGTTTTTATACAACGATTAAGCAAGTTGCATGAAGCCGCAGAAAAGTTAAAGAAAACAGACTATTACAAAGAATATGAGCAGCAGTTTGGTTTGATGGAAATGTTAAGAGTACGTGAAACTTATTATCGGAGGCTTAAAGATGGCACGTAAAAAACAAGGTTACAATGCACGTTTAGACGAGTCCCTTGGGGCAAGGAACAAAGGTAAAAAAACCCAGAGCTTAAAGTCTCGTCGAGATGAAAGCAAAGGCACAGAAAAAGCTATGGGAAAAAGAGCTTATTCTGCTGTGTCTACAATGGATAAAGGCAACAGAAAGATGAGTAAAGCTAAACCTAAAAGAGTTGTTAATTTAGGTAATGGCGGTCCTGTTGGACGTAAAGCGTCATCTTCGTCGTCATCTTCGTTGACTTCGCAGCACAAACGCATGGCTATGGGAGAGAAAGTTCCACAAGGAAAATCTCCTGTCAGAATGCGAGGCGGGGGCGCTGCCATGAAAAAAATGAAAAGAGGCAACGGCCCTCTAAGGATGCGAGGCGGCGGCGCAGCAAAACGTAGGGGCGGCTAATGGCAACTTCGTCTTCCACTGATTTTGAGCTTGATGTAGCTGACTACATCGAAGAGGCGTTTGAGCGGTGCGGACGCACTGTAAGAACGGGTTATGACCTGAAAACGGCAAAGAGGTCACTCAATCTTTTGTTAGCCGAGTGGGCTAACAGAGGTTTAAATCAGTGGACCATCAAAGAAACAACAATAGATTTAGCGGCTAACATTCGGGTTTATCCGGGCGGCACTTTAAACATGGCTGTGGCTGCTACAGCCAACTTTTCTATTGGTGAAACTTTGACGGGAGGCACTAGCGGAGCTACGTGTCAAATTACAAGCATACCGAGTGCAACAAGTTTTGCGATAACTATTCCTACGGGGACGTTTTCTAATGGAGAAAATATTACCGGCGGAACAACAGGAACCGTTACCACATTGTCCTCGGCTATCAACTTTGAAGATGTCAGAAGCACTATTGATTTTTTAAGTGCAGTAATCCGTCGAGACAACACTGACTACTCTATTCCTCGCGTCAGTCGGGATGATTATTTAACCATTCCGAATAAAACAACAACGGGACGAGTGGATCAATTTTTTCTCAATAGGTTAATAACACCGCAGCTTGAAGTTTGGCCTACACCCGCTAATAACACTGATAAAATTATTTTTAACAGGCTGACGCGGATACAGGATGCCGATACATTTATTAACACAATGGAAGTACCTTTTCGGTTTTACCCGTGTTTAGCAGCAGGATTAGCTTATTATTTATCGTTAAAACTTGCCCCAGATCGCACGACCATGCTCAAAACCTTGTATGAAGAAGAGTTTATTGTAGCGGCAACAGAAGACAGAGATAGAGCCTCCTTTACTATTCAGCCTTCTATTGCTTATGCGAGGCCCATTTAATGAGCAAGTTTGCAGCCGGTAAATACGCATTAGGCGTTTCTGATCGCTCCGGCTTTGTGTACAAGTTAAATGATATGCGTTTAGAGTGGACAGGAGCTTTAGTGGGTCCCGATGAATGGGAGAAAAAACAACCGCAGTTAGATCCACGTAAGCACATTACAGACCCTCAAGCACTTAAAAACCCACGTCCCAATACCCCGATGGTTTTGTCTATTTATGTTGCTGTACCACTACCGGAAGACCCTAATTTACGTCCTGTCACGGGCTTTGGACAAGTAGGTCAAGTTACAGTTAACACGGTAGAAGCAGGTGTTACGGTAAACTTAACTGGTGTAGCAGCCACAAGCTCGGTGGGTTCTGTAAGTGCTACGCCGATTACATCTTATGCTGTGACAGTGGCGAGCACGGGTTCCGGTAACAAATATTTTATAGATGGCGTACAGCAAGCGACACTGACATTAAACGAAGGGTCTACCTATAGACTAGATCAGTCAGATAGCACAAATGGCCCACACCCTTTGAGATTTTCTGCAACTTCAGATGGAACATGGGGTGGAGGGTCTGAGTACACCACGGGTGTGACCGTTAACGGAATTCCGGGCAACTCCGGAGCGTATACTGAAATAGAAGTAGCGGTGGGTGCGCCTACCTTGTATTACTATTGTACTAATCATTCAGGTATGGGGGGACAGGCGAATACGCCGTAAGCTTATGAAACGACGAGTAAACTTAGGTGCAGGTTGTCCTTTGCGTATGAACAAAGGCGGCGAAGCCAAAAAATCAAAAGTTAATGAGGCCGGAAACTACACAAAACCCGGTATGCGTAAGCAGTTGTTCAATAGAATTAAAGCCGGTGGCAAGGGCGGTAATCCGGGCCAATGGTCGGCAAGAAAAGCGCAAATGTTAGCCAAAGAATACAAGGCAAAAGGTGGAGGTTATCGTAATTAATGGCTCTTAAAAAATCGCAAAAGTCTTTGAAAAAATGGACAAAGCAGAAGTGGGGCACAAAATCAGGCAAGCCCAGCGCAAAAACCGGAGAAAGATATTTGCCAAAGAGTGCAATAAAGTCGTTGTCTCCACAAGAATATGCAGCGACAACACGTAAAAAAAGGAAAGATACTAAAGCTGGCAAACAATTTTCAGCTCAACCTAAGAAAATAGCGAAAAAAACGAGAAGACATAGATAATGGCGTTTACATACGATCAACTTAAAACAGCAATTCAAGATTACACGCAGAATACGGAAACGTCTTTTGTAACTAATCTGCCTGTTTTTATTCGTTCGGCAGAAGAACGTATTCTCAAAACTGTGCAGTTAACTTTATTTCGTAAAAACAGCACAGGAAATATGACGGCTAGTGATGAATACTTAATACAACCTACTGATTTTCTTGCGCCTTTTTCGTTGTCTTTTACCGATGCCAACAATGACAAGAAATTTTTAGATTTTAAAAGCGTTAACTTTATACAAGAATTTAATCCAGACCGTACAGTCACCGGAGAACCGCGTTACTACGCTAACTTTGACGTAAGCTCTTTTATTTTGGGTCCAACGCCAAACAGTAGCTATGCCGTTGAATTACATTACTATTATCGCCCTGCAAGTTTGACAGCGGGGGCGGGTAGCGGTGAAACATGGTTGAGTCAAAATGCAGAATTAACTTTATTATACGGATGCTTAATAGAAGCTTATGTTTACATGAAAGGCGATCCGGGTCTAATGCAAGAATATGAACAGCGTTATGCGGAATCATTAGTTGCACTTAAACAATACGGTGAGGCTAAAGAAGTCACCGATGAGTATCGTACAGGCATGGTTATACGGGAGAAAACATGATTACAAACGGTTTAACAATGTCTGCCGGAGCAGTAGAAGTTCATACTACGACAAATCGAGGTTTTACTCCCGAAGAAGTAGCTTCGCGCTGTGTAAACAGGATTATTAGTATTTCGGACCAAGCTAACCCCATATTGCAACAACAGGCTCATGCTTTTAAAGGAAATATAGAGTCGGTCATTGCTCATTACATTAAAGAAGCAATTCAAAGTGACAGAACTACAATCTATAATGCGTTAAACGATGCTGGACAACCCAAACTAGCCGATTTGATTAGGAGATTATGACATGGCTTTTACTGGAAACTATATGTGTACTAGCTTTAAAAAAGAGCTAATGCAGGGTATACACAATTTATCTCTGTCTGGAGGTAACACTTTTAAGATGGCGCTCTATACAGACGCTGCTACCTTGGATGCAAGCACCACCGCGTATACTTCGTCTAACGAAGTGTCAGGCACGGGCTACAGTGCTCCGGGTAAAAATTTAACTAACGTAGATCCTCTGACTAGTGGCACGACGGCTTATGCCGAGTTCGGTGATCAAACGTGGTCTACTTCTACGATTACGGCACGAGGAGCTTTGATCTATAATGATACAGCTTCAGGCGATCCGGCAGTCGTGGTTTTAGATTTTGGATCAAACAAATCGTCAAGCGCAGGTGATTTTGCAGTTGTAATGCCTACGTTTAACTCAAGTTCGGCGCTTATTAGGATTGCCTAGTGGCTACGGACGTAACCATCCGCTTAGAAGGATGGGGTGTTTCCAGTTGGGGTTCTTCGACCTATGGCTGGGGGCAAACCTCCGCAGGAGTAGAGGCTACCACCGCCGTTGGTTCGGTGTTGGTCAACGTGATATTTCACGTTACTGTCAATTTGACAGGTGTGGCCGCTACTACCAGTGTAGGAACGGCAGTTGGAAGCATTCCCGTTACCATACCGTTGGATGGTTGGGGAATAGGCGATTGGGGTGATGCCGGTTGGGGTTACTCTAGCGCCGGATCAGAGGCTACAACTGCTGTAGGCTCAGTGGTTGCCATAGCGCAAGGCACTGCCAACGTCGATGGCGTCGAAGCCACGACGGCTGTAGGGTCCGTTACGACTACAGGTACAGCTAATGTAACGCTAACCGGAGTAGAAGCCACCGCTTATGTGAACGCCGTAACGCCGAGTATACCGGCGATTTTTGGCGTAACAGGCGTGTCAGCTACCGGAGAAGTTGGTACAGTAACGCAAAGTACAAGTATTACAGTGAATTTGACGGGAGTACAGGCAACGGGACACGTGGGCGGTACTTCAATGTGGATTGAAATTCAGCCGTCACAAACACCTAATTGGGTTCCGATGGCAGCTTAGTGAGGGCTAAACAATGGCAACTTATGTAAACAATTTAAGACTCAAAGAGATCGCTACGGGTGATGAGAGCGGCACTTGGGGCACGTCAACCAACACCAACCTTGAGCTAATTGGTCAGGGCCTTGGTTATGGTACAAAACAAATGGCTGCGGATAGTAATGAGACGTTTACTATGGCAGACGGGGCTGCGGATTCAACCCGTGCCTTTTATCTTAAAATCACATCAGCGGTAAGTTTAACTACTACTCGCACGGTCACATTAGCACCTAATACGGTTTCTAAAATGTGGATTGTTGAGAACGCTACGAGCGGTGCTCAGTCGATTAACATCAAGCAAGGCTCTGGTAACGAAGTTACGATTGCCACGGGTAAAGCGGTTATTTTGTATACCGACGGTGCAGGTGCTACAGGTGCTGTAAACGACGCTCTACAATTTGTAGATGTGGGCGATGGTACGGTGACTTCAGTAGGCGGTACAGGTACGGTCAACGGTTTGACGCTAACCGGTACTGTGACTTCTTCTGGCGACTTAACACTGGGCGGCACATTAGCCAATGTGGATTTAGCGGCAGCAGTCACAGGTACGTTGCCAGTGGCAAATGGCGGCACAGGCGCAACGTCACTTACCTCTAATGCCGTTTTAATCGGTAGTGGTACATCTGCAATTTCTAGTGTAAGTCCGGGAACTTCTGGCAATGTTTTAGTAAGTAACGGGTCAGCTTGGTCTTCTGCTGCGCCATCAGGTCA